GCTACTGACCTTGCTGCTGGTACTTTTGACGGTACTGGTAACTTGGACATTGGTTACGCATCTGGTGAGCATGATCCTATTGATGTTCTTTCACACATGGCTCGTCTGCTTGATGAGCAAAGTGTTCCTGAAGAAGGTCGATGGTTTTTAGCGAACCCTCAGTTCTATGAGCAACTGGTGCAAACCTCATCCAAGTTAATGTCAGTAGACTTTAACGCTGGACAGGGTTCCATCCGTAATGGATTGGTAAGCTCTGGCAAGTTACGTGGATTTGATATGTACAAGTCTAACAATATCGCTGCAACAACTAACGCAGCAGGTAAGGTTATTGCTGGTCATATGTCATCTACGTGTACTGCACAAACAATCACTAGCACAGAGGTCATGCGTGATCCTGATAGCTTTGGTGATATTGTACGTGGTCTTCACGTATACGGTGCGAAAGTATTACGTCCTGAAGCTTTGGTTTCAGCGTTTTACGGCATCGACTAAACCTTTGGGGGCTGAAATATGCCCCCATTTTTTAACTACGTTCATCCTTTTCGGACGGAAGTAGGGGGTTATCCCCGAAGGAACGCATAACCTTTGGAGAAATTCGCTATGAAAGAGATTACTTTAGTATATCGTGGTGTTAAATACACTGTTAAGCGTTAGGAGTAGAAAGTGGCACAAATAGGAAGTGAACAAAATCCTATGATGATTAAAGGTAAACGTAGAGGCAAAGTTCTTGGAATGACAGGATCTTTTTATAAACCTGTTAACAAATCAAAGTATGATGCTAATTACGACAGAATTTTTAGTCATCAAACAGAACTAGAAATAGCTCGACAAAAAAGTAAAACATTTTCTATGGAGCAAGATTAGTTATGGATTACGGTAAAAAGAAAAAAATGATGGGCGGTGGTAAGCTTAAAATGGTAACAAATAAAAAAGGCGATGAAGTTCCTTTTTATGCTGCTGATGGAAAAGGTAAGATGATGTATGGTGGTAGAGTTATGAAAGGTCATGGAGGTAAAATGTCAGGCGGTGTAGCAGAGCTTGAATCTGCCTGTAATAGAATGGCTGGGTACAATCAGAGCTTAACTACTAAAACATAATGGCAACTTTCTTATCTTTATCAAATGAACTGCTGAGAGAAATGAATGAAGTTGAATTGGCTTCAGGAAGTTTTGCTACGGCTACTGGTATTCAACAACACGTTAAAGATGCAATAAACAGAGCATATCTTGATATTGTAAACGAAGAACCCCAGTGGCCTTTTTTAGCAGTCAATTTAAGTGGAACTGTAGATCCATTACACGGCAACGTGTCTGTAGAAACGGTAGCTGGGACTCGCTGGTATTTATTAAAAACAGGGAGTTCTGGTTTACCTACAGATTTTGGATATATAGATTGGGATAATTTTTATTTAACTACAGTGGGTGTAGCAGGAGAAACGGCTCCTTTTGTAGCCAGAAATCTTAGATTTACTACTACTGAAGAATATAAAGATTACTTTCGTATTTCAGAAAACTTAGATGATGCTGATGCACAAAACTACGGAGTGCCTAGCAGAGTTATTAAAAGTCCTGATAACCGAAAGTTTGGGTTAAGCCCAATACCTGATAAAGTCTATAAAATATATTTCTATGCTTATGTTTTACCTACAGAGCTTTCATCATTTGGAGATGAAATTGTTTTTCCAAATACCTATAAGCCTGTATTGCTAAACAGAGCTAGGTATTATATTTATCAGTTTAAAGAAAGCCCACAGTTTTCTGCTTTTGCCCTAGAAGATTATCGAAGGGGTTTAAAATTAATGAAGTATAATTTAATGACTCCTGCACCGGGCGTATTAAAAGATGATCGAATGAGGTTTGTTTAATGTCTCAACCGTATGGATTAGCTTGCACAGGAGGATTACATACAAGCTTAAATGAGATAGAAGCTTTACAACAACCCGGTGTCGCTACAAAATTAATAAACTTTGAAGTAGATACAGATGGAGGCTACAGAAGAGTTAGTGGTTATAGTTTGTTTGGATCTGCAAGACCTAATAGTACCAATAAGATATTAGGCCTACAAGTTTATGCAGACGGTGTAATAGCCTGTTCTGGAACTAATATTTATTTTAGTCAAGATGGAAATAGTTGGCTTCAGATAAATAGAGCAAGTGTTGCAGGAAGCGGTGATAATCATACTGCTTTTACAGGAAGATCTGCACTAGCAAGAACTAATCAAGGTCAAGTAACTTTTACAATATTTGAAAGTACCTTTGATTACGGACTAGTTTTAATATGCGATGGAGCTAATAAACCATTCTTTTTTAGAATGGAAGGCACTGGAGCAAACCTTAACAGCAGAACATTTTTTGCAGGAGAGGTTACAGTTTCAAGTACAAAAGCTCCTTCAGTTGGAGTAATACACGATGGGCATTTTGTTGTTTCAGGAGCCGATACTGCCGATAATACAATTTATTATAGCGGTACAAATGATCCCACTGATTTTACTAGCACAGGATCAGGAAACATTACCTTAACAGATAAAGTTGTAGGGTTAGCAAGTTTTCGTAATGATTTAATAATATTTTGTACTAATAGTATATTTAAATTAATAAACATTAATGATTCAACCAATATTGCAGTTGTCCCTATAACAGAAAATGTAGGGTGTATGGATGAACATACTATTCAAGAAATTGGTGGAGATCTTGTATTTTTAAGCCCTGATGGATTAAGAACAGTAGCAGGTACAGCAAGAATTGGAGATACGGAGCTTGGTGTAATTAGTAGTCCTATACAATCTATAATTAAAGCTATAGCTCCTAATGTAAATAATTTTACTTTATGTTCAGCAATTCTGAGAAATAAATCACAGTATCGTTTATTTTATAATGTAGACGCTACTTCAGATATTACAGCTAAAGGTTTTATTGGGACACTAACACAAAAAGGATTTCAGTATAGCGAAACAGAGGGAATAAAAGCATCAGCTATTACTTCTGATTTTGATAAAGATGGAGTAGAACAAACTTATCATGGAGATTCAAACGGATATATTTATAACCATGATGTTGCTAATGTAAACGATTTTAATCCCGGTGGTGTTTCTTCAAATGTAAGGGCAGTTTATAAGACACCTAATTTAGATTTTGGAGATTTTGGAACTAATAAAACACTTAGATACGTTAAACTTTCTGTTAGTCCTGAAGGAACTATATCTCCTACTTTAAGAGTTAGATATGATTATGAAAGTTCTACAGTATCTCAGCCTTTAGATTATTTATTAGATTCAATACCGCCTCCTAGTATTTTTGCATCGGCTGTGTTTAATACTAATGTATTTGGAGCTACTCCTGATCCCTTAGTTAGGCAAGCAGTTCAAGGGAGTGGCAATACAACAAGTTTTATAATAACAAGCGATGATAAATTATCACCATTTACAGTTAATGGATTGTATATAGATTATAGTCCTACAGGAAGGAGATAAAGTATGGCTGTCGGCTATACCAGACAAAGCACATTTTCAGATGGAGATACGATAACTGCATCTCTTTTTAACAATGAATATAATCAAATTTTAAACTCTTTTGCTTATAGCACTTCAGATGGAAGTTCTGGACATAGACACGATGGAACAGCAGCACATGGAGGTGCAGTACCTCTTATAGGTGATTTAGATTTTCTTAATAAAGTTGCTATTGATACTAGCAATAATAGAGTAGGAGTGTTTGTAGAAGTTTCTTCTGCTGCTGTAGAGCAAGTTAGATTCCAAGATGGAGTTATTACTCCTGTAACAAATAATGATATTGACTTAGGAACCTCTTCAGTACAGTTTAAAGACTTATTTATAGACGGTACGGCTAATATAGATAGCCTTACTTTAACATCGGGTTCTACAGTTACAGTTATTAATGATGAAGATAATATGTCTTCTGATAGTGCAACTGCTTTAGCGACTCAACAATCTATTAAGGCTTATGTAGATTCTCAAGTAACAGCGCAGGATTTAGATTTTCAAGGAGACTCTGGAGGTGCGCTAAGTATTGACTTAGATTCTGAGACTCTTGATATTGCTGG